CTGTTGGTCGCAAGCCTCTGTTCTGAACAGTACGGTTTTTACACCGTATCCGTGCGCCTAGGAAGTAATCCTAGCGCTTCTTATGTCATATGAGCCAGTCACGACGTTCGGTCCTCCCGGCAGTACAAAGTACTGCAGCCCCTCGTGTTGAGGGGCCTCCGGGGTTCCCGTACGCCGCCGATCCAATCCCGTTCTCTACGCCGTCTATTGAGACGAGTCATGAGATAAGATCTGAATCAACTGCGAACCGGTCAACTTGGAACGCGTTCTCCCATTACAGGAAAACGTGCTCCTTACCGACCCAACCTGTCGCGATCAAATCCTCCAGCTCTCCTGAGTGGTGGATTAATCGTGATGGTGCTCGCTGGTACGCCAATTATGCGTTTCCAACGATCGCAGTGCCTAGCTCGTTCGGTCCTCTAGACCAGCCCGATTTCGGGCTGGATTCTATGTATTCCTTGATCGACGGCGAGTTATTTATTAACCCGCCCACCGATCTCGAAGATAACCTGCAAACTGCGTTAAAACGCGTTCTTCCAGGTATCAGGCCTAACCTCTCTATCCTGAACTCTATTTATGAGCTCAAGGACATGAGAACTCTGGCCCATACGGCTACCTCTATAGGCGATACTCTCCGACGCTGCTTCAACGCCAAACACCCGAAAACGGGGTTGACAATGGGGCAGATGTATGGAAAGATGTCGCTTAAGGAAGCGAACCGACGAGTGTCGTCAGAATACTTGCAATTCAAGTTCAATCTGGCGCCACTGTATGCTGACATCCTCGGGGTCATGAAAAGCCTCGGGGACTACAAAAAGCAGGCTCGTCGCCTGCTGTCACAATCCGATCGGGTGAACCGGAGGCACGTCGTTATCGACGTGTTCAATGGAGCATTTGACCCAAATGTAGGCGATGTGAGACACGCGTACGATGTTTCCGAAGGGAAACTTCCGTATCCGTATTATCTCTTCATCAAGTCCTACAGACAGGTCGAGTACGAACCCGTTAAGTTGCACGTAGAGATCGAGTACAGTTACACGATCTCTGAGTTTAAGAGGCGGCATGCCGACTCTTTGGCGTTAATGGATAGTTTGGGTCTTTGTATGGACCCTTCTATCCTTTGGAACGCCGCTCCCTGGTCCTTCGCGATTGATTGGGTTGCTGGCATAGGCCAGTTCCTCGGTCGTCTAAAGGTTCCAGGCTTGCAACCGGTGCTAAACATAAGAAGAGCCCTGTGGTCCGTGAAGCGTACGAGACATCTTAGGATGTCGTTCGACGCCAATTCGCAGACAGGGATTCCGTCAACCAGGGTAACGGAGGTGGCTTATCGCCGCCAGCCGTTTATGCCCCAGATGAGCTGGATTGAATCCAGCGGTTTATCTCGCACCGAGGTAAGCTTAGGCTACGCTCTGGTATCTACCAGGGGACGTAGTCTTCGTAGATGACCACTCGGCCATCTAAATGTCCAAAACAAACACAAACAAGTATGCTAGCAAATACGCTAAACACAAATGAAGTTAAGAACGCTGCAGGTACTGAAGTTGAACTTCAGTCCCTCGGCATTGTTGGTCGGTCGCACACCTTCGCCAAGATTGGCGAAAGTCCTGCGTTCCCCGTTCGCCTCAGTATTAATCACACTGAGATTGCAACGGGGAATAAGGCACGTCGCAGGTCAAACGACCGAGTGGACATTACGTTCCTCTCGGAGGTTGACCTGCAAACGCCCGTAACCGTTTCGGCGTATATCGTCTTGGATGCCCCAGTCGGGCACATGACGTCTATGTCGAAAGCCGCGGACGCCATCGCCATGCTGCTGTCGTTTAACGCCACCCTTGGCGGAACGACAGTGCTGTATGACGGTAGCGGAAACGGCGCCCAAGCACTACTGACCGGAGGGCTTTAATATCACCCCTCGGTTTTCTAGTGTTCTTAAGGGAGTGCTTGCGATCGTTATCGCAGCAACCCTGTTCGCCACTGGCTGTAGTGGGTATACCCACTACTTCGCCATTCATACGGACGGTCACTCGTTAGACATCAAGTCGAGAGTTTCAAAACCCTCGACCCTTTCATCTAATACATACTCACCACAGGTTAACGAACCTGTGGTCCCTGCCTCCCCTTAATGGTTGAGGTAGGTGAGCGTGTAGCGGAGGGTCTCCCCGGCAACATCGAACTGCGTCTCATCCCATACTAGCTTACCCTTTATCAGGGTGTAGCGGTCTAAGGTGAGGCCATCGATGGTGTCGTTGAAGAGTTCCTCGTTGAGTGATACCCTTGCGCTGTTGTTGGTTTCCCGGATTACGAACACTTGGAACACAGGTTTGATTGCCTGTTTCTTCTTGTCTCGTATCGTAGGGAGCTCGACAGCGCTGCTATGTTGTGATTTCTTTGATTTCATGATGTAGTATTTGAAGCGAACACGTTAGAATCGCAGAGCGTATGCATACTCTTGCATAGTAATCCATTATGGACACTAATAAGAGGCAAGATGCGGAAATAATCCTCATCAAAGCACTACTCTGCGACGTTCACAAGTCGCACGGTACTGTGTTCGGAACACGCTCACTGCGCTTAACCTGTCAAAAGGTCTCGGCGCGTGTGAGAGCGGAAGGATTGGGTTTTCTCACGAAAACCCTTCCACGGTTAGGTAAGTCCTTAGATAAGGCACTAACAGGTCATATCAAGTTATCTGCTAAAGCGCTGGGGTTTGAAGCCCAACGCGATAGTGAACTTCCACTCTTTTGTGGTGAGTTCTTTAATCTGATATTCGACCCAACCGGCACGGTCCTTCCGGACCCGTGTGCAGAAAGCGTCAGAGTTCTAAGGCAGGTACTGTACCCGTGGTACAAGTACGAGCTGCCTAACTCGGCTGAACAAGAACAGAAAGTCCTCGATCGGTTTGTAAAGACCGAAGAGGAAATCCTGAACATGTCTAGTAAGTTTGAGCTTCTAACTCAGCTTGCAGATACATGTCACGCTAGCGTCAAACCTTCTCGTAAGAGAAACATGACGCAATTAGCAGTGACACTCAAGGCCCGGCACCTTCTTAAGGAAGTACTGCGCGGGTTTAACTGGGAGGCTATTACGCCACGTCATGGTCCCGGAGCTGTTGCTACAAAGCAAAAACTCTGGGGCAAATACGACTGGACCAACGTCTCACATCGCATCCGGACTGAGTACCCATTAGAAACATATTACTATGTTAATTGGGACCATGTTTGTGATGATCACGCCGACCTCTTGAAGGTCGACGACAAAGATCTTCCGGCCAAGGTTGTCCTTGTCCCGAAAGATTCTCGAGGGCCTCGTCTTATATCTTGTGAACCAGTGGATTTCCAATGGATCCAACAAGGTGTCGGACGAAGCCTAGTTCAGCACATTGAGTCGCACTATCTCACAAGAGATTCAGTACGGTTCACAGATCAATCACCTAATCGCCATGGAGCCCAACTAGGCTCAAGAGATGGCAGGTACGCAACGCTAGACCTTAATGAGGCTAGCGACCGCGTTTCGGTTGATCTGGTTCGCCTGCTATACCCAGAGCTTGCCTTTCGGAAGCTCATGGCTTGCAGGAGTCAGTCTACGGTGTTGCCGTCAGGCCAGGAATTACGGCTGAACAAGTTCGCGCCAATGGGAAGTTCTTTATGCTTCCCTGTATTGGCGTTAACTGTTTGGGCAATCCTGGCAGCAAGCGCACCCGACGTACGTACGCAAGAGCGCACGTATGTGTATGGAGATGAT